TATATATGTAGAACCGTTTTTAGGTGCTGGTAATGTATTTTTACGAAAAGACCCATACCATCATAAAGAAGTTATAAATGACTTGGATAAAGATGTGTATGATGTATTCAAAAAATTACAAAGTAATTCCAAATATATAAATGATAATGTTAAACGACATATGGTAACAAAACCAGAATGGTTAAAACTGCATGAAAGTAATGATCCTGCTGATATTTTAACAAGTATAAAATGGTCATTCATGGGCAGAAATAAATATTATTCACAGATTCGTATTGCAATTAAAACTGATTATTTACCATATCAAGATAGATTAAAATCCGTAGTAATACTAAATACTTCATATGACAATGTAATAAAAAAATATGATAGTTCTCGTTCATTTTTTTATTTAGACCCTCCATATAATACAAAAATGGTAGATTATAAAACAGATGCAATACCCCCATTAGATATATACAATTCTGTAAAAAATGTCAAAGGATATGTTATGATTTCATATAATAATGATGCTGAAATGAAACGATTATTTAAAGATTGGAATATTCGGTATATAGAAACAAAATATAGAAACAATTTGATTTTGAAAAATAAAAAAGATACATCACAAAAAATAGTAAAAGAATTGGTAATTACAAATTATTAATCATCTTTCCCCAAAATAAATATTTCTTTATCACTTACAACACATTTTGGAAACGATTTTACAAAGGTAACACTACGACCATGTAATTTTTTAATTTTTTTAATTTCGGTTTTATCCATACCCATATAAGATTCCAATAAATATTTCAATGTTCTGGTTGCCATGTTATTAGGAAAAAATACAATTGCATGAGCCTCGGCTAATATTAATTTAGTATCTGCTCCATTGGTACTAACATGTGAAGTGATTATTGAACTTACATTGTAATGTCTACCAGTTTGTAATATAGATGCTTGAATTTGTAAAACTTTTTTCCGTAATTTTACATCTATTATGGTGTCGCAATCATCAAATATAACACACGAATCTTTAAAATCTTCTGCCTGTAAATCCTCATTTAATATAGATAAACTTAAATTAATTCGTTGTAAATCCTTGATTTTATCAATAGAATCATCTTCATTTATACTACTAAATAGATAAATTTGTCTATCTGGATACACTTTTTTATAAGATTCTATATATCTACGAGTCCAATATGATTTACCACTGCCACTAGACCCCGTAACATAAATGATTTGTCTTTCCTGTGTATTATTAATAGATAATTCAAAATGCATATCTTTATATTTTGGAGTATCTAATGAATATTTTGTAAATCCACTATGTATTTCATCAACTTCTTCTGGTGATGCCATATAAATAACTTGTCCTTTCTTTTTACTACCAGTAGTTTTGATTTCACATAATGGAAATCCAATCTTTTCCCAATTTAACATTATATATATATAAATACTTTTTTATAATGTTAAAAAAACTGTAATACTAAATTACAAAGACCCCTAAATACAAATAATATAACCTGTAATTCACAATACACATATATTCCAATAAAACTAATGCGTATAATTTGATTAATCATTCTCTATATAATGTTTGGATACTTTATTAAAGTATTATTAAAGTATTATATTAATATATTTTTTAACTTTTGTATTCAAATAATTATTCAAAAAATTAATAATTGTATTTAGATTTCTAATGGTAGATACATGATTTAAATTAATAATAGCATATTCATAGTTTAAAACCTTACCTAAATCATCTTTAATATTTTGTTGTACTTGTAACAAAGTTTCATTACTAACAGATCTAAACATTTGTTCATTCATTAAAATCAAGGTTTTCAACTGACTAATTACGTAGTATAATTGACCATATTGTCCATTAAATAATTCGGTAAGTTTGCTTTGAGTTTTCGGTTTTTTATCAAATAATACCAATAATCTATATTGACGTTTTAATGCTTTAAAATAATTTTTAGTCATGATTAATTCGTCCATATCGTCGTATAAGGTATTTCCAATATGCCCTAATGTAAAATCACTTATACTATAATTTGATAACCCATTAACTTTTATATAATATATTTCACTAATTTCAACAAATCTGTTATTAATTAATTGGACTACATCTAATTTAGTAATAGTATTAATTTGAGTCAAACAATTTGTAAAAAATAATCTGTTAGACCCAATATTTTTATATCCATTATTCATATCTTCCATGGTCCATCTAATCGGTTCACCGTTGTATTCACCACATTTGAAATCAATAATCCATAAATCTTTACTATCAAAAATAGTTTTAAACTTCCATAAAAACATTAAATATAATTTGGTTAAAATATCCATATCATTTTTAGATTTTTCTTCAAACATCTCATTCAAATCGTAGTCATTTGTGATAATATTTCCTAAAACGGATGCCGAACCTATTAATTTTTGTCTTTTAGATATTCTCATTACATCAAATGTAGTTAATAGTGCATTATTAAATCCTTTAATTAATCTAGTGGTCATTATATATATACTTTTATAAAAAAATGCCATACTGGAAATAAACTTATATAAAATTATATACCCATATACAGGAGTTCATCATCTTTTGCAAAAATAATATGTTCTAAATCTTTTGTAGTGTCCATAATACTTTCTTGAATTTCAGCAGATTCTAAAGAATTATCCATCTTTTCTAATAATGTATTTTCAATATTTTTTAATGCACCAAGGTTTTCAAATGATTTATCCATATTATTTCTTTTTGCTTTTTTTGTTTTTACAGATTTTACCTTTGAAATATATTTCATTATTACCTTTTGTGTTTTAATATATTGCTTGTATAATTTAACAATAGATGCCGTATATGTTTTAGATGGTTTATTCATATATTTTATGTAAATATTATAATTTATACATACTTTTATAAAAATTATATGTTTTGCTCACTTTTCTTAAAAGTGTTTTATAAAAATCTCTTAAATGCCATTGGTTGTTGTTTCCTAATTCTATTTGATAAAACTTTAAATCTACCTGCACCTTCTAATGGTTCGGCAGGTGGTATATCTAATGGTTCATCTGGTGGTTCTACGGCATCAGCATAGCCTGGTAAATCAAAAGGAATTAAACTATTTAAATTAAGTGTGCTACCCATATTAGATATTCCTGATACATTTATTAATTGTAAAAAAGCATGAAATTTTGGTATTAATGTCTTTGCAATTTTTGTAAAGAATAATTTAAATGTAGGAGATTCATAAAAATCATCAATAAATACGTTATTTACATCTAATCCATAATTTTGCATTTCTTGCATTTTTATTACAATATCATCATAGTATGATAATAAAGTAAATATATCATCTTCATTAAATACACTATTTTTTAATTTACTTAATTTATTCATATTTGTTATAATTAATCCAATTAATTTAGTACCATCACGCATAGATACTTTTGAAAAAGTATTATCAACCCAAGCAACTTGTAGTAAGTTTGTGTAAAAATATTCTATAATATTTTGTAATTGAGATAATTGGTTAATTAACATTGACATTGATTCAGCACCCTTTAGTCCAATTGTTATATCATCTGGAGTTGGTTTCGTAGTTTTCAAAGTAGCACCTTGTAATTCATGTAGATATACTTTTTTACCACTCTTAAAAATAGAATTGGGGTCTTCATACAAAATTTTGGTTCTTAAACGAGTATCCATTATATAATATACTTTTATAAAAATTATATGTTTTGCTTACTTTTCTTAAAAGTGATATTTATATGTTTTGCTCACTTTTCTTAAAAGTGATATATTAATATTCCAATCCATGTTCTTTAATATACTTTGATGCCTCTGGTAGAGATACTTCATGTTCTTTCATAATTTTTTTAACCAATGATGCTCGTGCACTTCTACGGTCAATTATCATTCCACCAGATACACGTCCAACCTTACGCCCTGCTGCCAATAATAATGGTGCAGTTTCTTCAATAACGGGTAATGCTTCAGTCGCATATTTTGCGAGTTGTTTTTCAATATATGCCTGACCTTGTTTCGTTGCAATATTTTTAACAATATTCTTCCCTACATCTGTAGCCAAAGGAACAACGACTTTACCAACCGATTTTCCAATTTTCTTTAACGATTTTCCAATAGATTTTAATGAACCACCTCGTTTATCAAGTCCATTGACCATATCTCCATGTAGTCTTGATCCAAATCCTCCAGATACTTTACCACCCACCATACGGGGTTTAATTCGGTCATATACCTCTGTACCAGTAAATAAATTATCAGGTTGAAAATCCATTTCTGGTGTGGGATGTTCCTTATATCTAATACCACCAGTCATTTTGGTATGTTCTCCATAAGAATTAAATTTATCATCTTTACTTGCTTTCATTAATCTCTGTAAAATCTGTTCGTTAAACATTATATAATATGTAAATATAAAAAAATATATTATACTTTTTTATAAACCATTTGTAATACTTTAATAAAGTATCCAAACATTATAATACTTTGTTTAAAGTATATCATAACATAAATAAATAATTTCATATGTGTTAATTAATTCAATACATGACTTATTAATAATTATATCAATAGTATTTTTTAATAATTCAAATCTAACATTTAAATCTGTAGTAATTTCAATACCATTTTGTAAATACGTATGAGGATTGAGTCTAATGACATATAAAGGAATATTTAATGCATTATAAATTGTTTCAATCCTAGTGTGTTCATCTACTTTATTATATTTATTATGTTGGTGTTCGTCTAACTCTATTACGATTTGAAAAGTACTAAAATCCATTCTAAAATCTGGTCTTAAAGTAATATTTTTTATGGTCTTATCCCAAATAATAGTATTTGTATAATTCTGTTTCAAAAACCTAAATAATTGAAATTCTTTATTTTTTAAATCATTTGTAGTTAAATCCTCAATTTGTAATAATGCTAATTCACATTTTTTACTACAATACCCATTATGTTTGTTATTTATACCATCACATTGCGTATTTAAACATTTGATATTTTTAGATTTTAAATTAACCATTCCATCTAATTTATGCTTACTACAATACTTTCGTAAATTATCTTCAATATAACCAAATGATGCCTGAATTCCACATATGATACAGATTTCATGTTTAGTATTAAACATTCCCTCTAATTTATGTAGTCCACAATATTCAGCAATCAACCCATTATAATTATAACTACAAGTTGTCTTACAATTTTCAATAATACACATAATATTATAGAATACTTTTGTTTATATTGTTTTCAAGATACTTTTTTTAAAAGAGATTACATAAGATATTTACCCAACTTCCCCTTTCTTCCAGAACCAACAACTCCACCACCCGAAATCACCGAGGGGGCAGACATAATACGAGGAATTGCCTTATCTCTAAATTGCTTCAATACTCTCCCAACACCAATATTAGACAATTTACCTCCAACCAATCTTTTGTATTCTTCGGTATCAATAACAGGTTTCTGTGCTTTAGCATTAAGGACATCAGTCTTAGATAAAATACCTTGATAAGTCTGTGAAACTCCTGCCTCTGTAATGAATAACCCAGAATTAGCAGTAATCACCACGATTTCTGGTTGAATTGAGTAAGGGTATTGATTAAACCCATTAATAGTAATCATAAAGTTGAACTGTCCAAGAGATGAAGCAGAAAGAGTATCATCCAGTCCAAAATCCAGAGAAGGATTCAATACTATAAGACTTCCAATAGAAGGCACTAATGCTCCTGCACCTGTAACGGCGTTTCCAAAATACCCTCCAGCAAATTCTTGCCAAGTTTGACAAGACCCGTTTTTAGATGACAAGTTATACAATTGTTGAGCATTTGCAGACGCAAGAATACCAGATTTATTATTAAACGAAATACTAATACCAGATTGTGTAAGAAATCCAGAAGTATTATACCAACTTTGAGTCGACATCTGTTGCCTAACACAAATAATAAACAAATCAGGCACAGAATTTAATTGAATATTTTGAGAAGTCAATGAATAAGTTGCATTCGTTAGAATAGTAGCAAGATTAGATGAAGGGGTAATATATCTTGGATAATCCATATACCCAACAACACATTTAGATGATAATTGAGATGCTTGAGAAGGTTGGAGAGATAAGAATTCCATGAGCATGTAAGTTGATTCAAACCCATTAGATGATGTAGAAAGTGCACCAGAACCAGCGGGAGCACCAGCAGTCCCAAGAGCAATACTGGTAATATATCCTGCTTGAGCAACTCCAACAACGGAACTGTTAGCAGTAGACCATAATCTCCTACATTGAGTATCCACATTACAGGTCATAGTAATAGTATTTACACCAAGAAGTCCAGAAGAATTATCAGCATTCATATCCACAAATGGAGACAATGCCAACAGTGGTTCAGCAACCGTAACAAAAACATACACTTTCCAAGTTTCATTAGCAACCCCAGTTGAAACCAATGAATTATCTTGATAAACTCCACCAACATAACGAGTAGGAAACAACCCTCTCAATTGAAAAGCACCTCTTGGAGAAAAATCACTATCATATGACATATCATAAACAGAACCCAATACGTTATTATTAGTTCCAACCATACCAGAATATAGTCCAGTTGAATTATCGGGCAACGATGGCGTAGTAGAATTATACCTAGTCAATTGTCTTTTATCATACATTTGAGTGACCTGTGGAAGAATATCTTGAAGATTTGTAGTAACAGATGTATTATTAATCATAACAGAATAATTAGTAAAAAGAGATTGAAGGGGAAAACACTGTAAGGCATCAGTAGACCCATAATTTAATGCAAGTTGTCCATTTGGTACAGCACCTGTAATATTGATAGTAAAATTAAGATCGGTTTGTAAAAGTGGATGTCTTGAAACAACCACCGATTCACTTGGAACTTGAATATTCCAAATAAGTGAATTATTAGAAGCAGATGTAGCAAGGAACTTCTGTAATGTTTTTTCGGCAGCACCACTATATACACCGAAGGTTTCCTCTGATGTTAAATCGGCAATAGAACTTTCCATAATCAACACGGATTTAAATGAACTTGACATTATATATATTACTAAAAGAAAATAATTTTATACTTTATTTTTATAATTTATTTTTATAATTTATTTTTAAATTTTAATCATTAAGATTCTCAATACCAGATACAATTGCTTTTCGTTCAAACATAAGTTTCACCGAGGCTGCACAACCCACGGCAAGTCTAAATGGATACAATGCACCAGACTTGTCTTTCCAAAAGATGTTAATATCAATTGTATAAAGTGGAGTGGTTCCCATCAAATCAATATACCTATTTTCACCTTGTGGGTAAAAAATACAACTATTCTTAAACAGATTATTATCTATTTGAAAATCTGTAATGACTTGTGAAATATCACTATTATTTCCATTGTTATTTGTAGATATTCCATTAACAAATATACATGGATTACACACATTTGTTGAATTAATAGGTAAAGTATTACTGGTAAATACGATACTGCTAATTGGACTCCATACATTAACAGCAGTTTGTTCTTGGAAAACTTGATATGCATTATATGTAGGTAAATAAAATGGGAAAGGAGTGACCTGTGCATTACCAAAATTATCTGTATCAATTTTGAAATTTTTCCCTAAACCAAGAGAAAGTGGTTGAATGTACATTGGAAGACTATTAAACAACTGATATAATGGGAGATTCATAAAAATATCAATATGATTTGGAACGGTTTGGTTATATCCTAAAATATCGGCATTTAAAACAGCAGTATTGGCATCATTATTCCATGTAAAAACAGGAGCATTTGCAGTAGGTAATACTAAACCAGCACCGATTACTTGAGCATTTAATGCCGTAAAACAAGTAGCAAATGTATTATTAACTAATTGTATAAAATAAGAATAATTATATGAGTAATAATATCCTCCAGAATTGTCTTGAAATTTATTCTGTGTAAGACTTGGTGGTCTGGGTTGTGGAGATGCTAAATCTTGTGGCAACCATGTTAAAAATGTTTGTTGATTAAATACTTGAAATGGTGCTACAGGATTTGTCCAAGTTAATGTAACTGAATAAATTGACAAATCTTTATTTGCTTGATTGAATTGGATAGCACATGTAAATACAGGTAAAGTATTAGTATCAATTTGAAATCTAACTACGGATAAATAATAATCTTCTGGTTTATATAAAAATGGTATATTACGAGTTTGTGTAAATTGGACTTGGACTGGTTCAGCATCTATACTATTTGCATTAATAGCATATACATCAATATATTCATGATCAAACATTGCCCTACGCTTCTGTTTAATTTGGTTTGGTAAAACAATAACATCATTTGATTTCTGTTGTTTCTTCATTATATAATGTATATATTTTATAATTTATATAGATTTAAAATATTTTAATAATTCCTAAATAATTTAGATATTTTCCAAACTTTGTACTATTTATTTGAATTCCCCAAGTAGTTCCTACATTATATATTAATACAAACATATTAGAACCTATGGGTTCATATGGGTTCATATGGGTTCATATGGGTTCATATGGGTTCATATGAAAATCATATGTATAATATGCCAGAAATCTAACTTATTACATATATGTAAAAATCTAACCCATATATGAATTGTTTTATAAAACATTACAACCTGTAATAATCTAAATTTAGATTTTTACACCATTGTATATACGATTTTCATATAAACCCATTATATTTATTAGAAATTTGATTGAAATATTAAATATGTATAATATATAATGAATAAACAAAAATATCTGGATAATTTACAACATAATTTATCGTATTTTGGTAGTAATGTTGATATCATGAATGCTCTCAATTGTGATAATTCTAAAATAATTAAATATAGTGAATTGAAAAATTATAATAGTTTAGAAGATTTATTACCAAATCAATTTGACTTTAAAATAATTCTGTTAGAAACTCAACGCAATTCTGG